TTGTTAATTGTTTTACCTGTTTTTAATTTGAATGCCACAATTATGATCAGAATAAGTAGATCTTAAACCTTTCTAAATTCGAATTTAGAAACATATAAGATCAAGTATTATAAGATAATATCATGGTTATTGGCAAGATTGGGGGTTATTTAGCTCTTGGTCTTGTCGGTGCTTTTCTTCTCAATGCCTTAATCAGACCAGCTTCCGCAATTGGCACAGGTGCAGCACTTCAGGAAACTGGTTCAGGCATAGCCTCAATAGGTGCGGGAATAGGGGAATCTTTAAGGTCCATTGGGTCAGGGTCTGCAAAGTTACTAGATCCACTCTTCTCATTAAAAGACTTGATTTATGATTCTAAAGTTTCTGGTGCTGCCAATGTAAGCGCAGTAGCACAAAATGAAGCATTAGGATCTAGCCCATCAAGATCTACTATTACGTGGAGCTCTGGAACTACTAGAACAACCCCTACATTGAGTGCAGCAGCAAAATCATTCTATCGTTCCAGAGGAGTTAGCGTAACATGAGAAAAGGCAGCAAGGAGGCGAAAGCATGGGGTCGTAAGATGAAACGACTTAGAGAAAAACCTAAAACTAAACGCAGGAAGACAACAAGAAAATATACAACTAGAAAACGCAGAACTACCAGGAAAGGTGATTTAACTCTTAAACGTAAAAGAGCCTATTCTCCTAGAAGAAGAAGATTACATTCAGAATACTGGTGGAATTTCTAAACCCAAATATATTTTTCACCTTTGCATTTAGGGCAATCGATAGTAGTATTATAAACTGGATCTAGTTTGTTAGAACCTGGCTGTAAGTCTACGGTTCTTACAATGCCATGTGGCTGACCTGTTATGGTATCTGCACAGCAATCACAGGGTGTTAGTTGTTTGATCTTCAGCTCCAGATTGGGTCTGTTTATTATTGGTGTTGGCTGATTTGATTTTTTCATAAACTCTCTCTATTATGGCTGGGTCTTTTTTAACAGCTTCTTCTACCTGCGGAACTAGGAAGGATGCTGCCTTGCGGTACTTGTTAGGGATTAACTGCATGATAACATCCCCTAGACCTGAAGCATTTTTCATGTCTGTTTCAGTTACTGTAGTTCCTTGTTTCATTTTGTTAATTGTACCTTTAAGTCGTACAATCTCTTGTCTATATTCGGCTGCATCAGCCTTCTTTACTTCTCCTAAATATTTAATATCATTCTCATAGTCTTTGATACGTTGGCGGGAATGTTTGTTAATAGAACCCCTATTCCGAGCAATGAACATAGCGGAAATACCTGTAGATATAGCAGCCACCAGGATAAGTGCTGATGATAGAACTTCCATGCCATAAATATAAGATAATTGCTTAGATCTAAGCGTTTCTACCCCTAATACACCCCTAATACATCCCTAATACACCCCTAATCTAGCTAAGAATAACTAACAAAAAACCCCAATAATGGGGTGTTCTTATCCCTAGGTATAGTCATACGAGTGCTGTGGATAGCGGAGGTGGGGGAATTTAGCGGTGGCTGTAGGTTACTACAGGTCTTATTTTGAGTGCTGACCTGTAGGTTCGTCAAAAAAAGTGTGTGTACTATTTTAAATATTATGTAGTATATTGTATTACATGATAGGGGGTTTAGCTTTTAGGAGTGCAGCACTACAGCCCACAAGTTCTACCCCATCTAGCAGGATTATTCATCGCTTAATGCTAGATATGGAAATGGAAGCTAAACCCCCATCATATTTTGATTATAAAGGGGGTGAAAGAAAATAGACTGGATGAACGCACCAACTAAAATAGCAAAAGAAGCAGGTCGTAATATAGGCGAAATCAAAAGCAGCAAAACCATAAATTTGCCTATGTCCTATTGGGCATTGCTTGAGCAGATAAGATCGCATAAAGGATTCAAAAATGCGAATGAATCGCTTTGCTATGTAATAATGGAAAAGGCTAAAGATTTAGGTCTAGAAACAGGTTGACTTTTGAACTATCAAAAAGCCAACTTGGGCTACAGGCTACGGTAAAAGAAGTAGCACCCGAGTATGAAGTAATACCACGCAAAAAATGTAAGAAATGTAAATGCTATTTATCAAAAGGAGTAGTGAGTTTTTTGTGTTTGAAATGTGCGTCAAAACTTGGCTACTGTAAGTAAAGAAATGACAGAAAAATACTATATCCATGAAGATGGTACTGAAACAAGAGAATCAATAGCTTTACTATGTATAGCTAACGAATTAGCAGAAGCAAATAGATTAAAACGATTGGAATTGATCGGCGCAGATAGTGTAAGTGAAGATACTATTAATGGAACTGATAAAAATGAAGATGCTTACAGCAGCAAATTTAATTTAGCACAATTAGATCGGTAAATTCTTCAATTCCTCTTCCGTTGGAAGAGGACCACTATATTTTTTTTGAATTTCATTAAATTTTGTTTCAATGCTTTTTCCATCTCGATAATTTTCATGTTTGCCTTTTTCATAAAGTGTAAGCCAAAATTTATGTTTCTCTTGATGAGAGATCGAAATGTGACCATTTTTACCATCATCATATTTAGGTAATAATTTTTGTATAGCTTGTAAAAATTGTTGATGACATAATTCATGATTATCTTTTGTATTAGGGCATTCAATTTTTTTTTCAAAGTGAATAATCATCTTAGCTGATCTCCAACACTTGGATTCTTGAAACTCCTTCACTATCTACTGCAAAATACCAAGTATTGCCACCATCATTTTTTCCTTGAACCTTGCATACTTGACTCGATAAAGAACTTGTAACAAAAGGCAAATTTAAATTAATTTTTCCTAAACTAGAACTTGAATTAGTACGTTGTGTGGCTTGATCACCATCTACGCTGGCGGTCCATCTCCAGTAGCCAGTTCCACCCCCCCCGTTCATTTGGATATAACTATCACATACGGCAAAGCCCCTACCACTAACAGCACTAGCTGTCCAATCCATGTCAGTTACATCAACAAAACTTGAAGATGATGATGAAAATTGGGATGTGGTTTCTACTAAAATATTATTGAGAGTTACCCCTCCTGGTGTAGTTGTAACCCATTGGGGTGCAGTAGCACCCCCATTTACTTCTAAAACTTGGTTTGCTGCACCTATTGCTAAGCGTTGAAGATTTGAACCATCTGAATAAATTACATCGCCAGCCGTTAAAGATCCTTGTGTAACCCCATTCATATCAAGAGCTCCGCCATCTTGGCTTATGCTTCCATCATGAGTATGTGGCTTTAAAACATTTGAACCACCACCCGAAAAGCCCATGATTAACCCCTATCTTGTGTGAATCTTCGCTGTTCTGTTGTGTAATAAATCGGTGTTACTTGCGCTAAAATATCACATGTTCCTGCTGCTCCTGCCGTTACTTGAATGCTCACAATAGATTGATTGTTTATATTTTGATCTGCACCCGAACTTAATGAAATGGCAGGTTGACCATTCACGCTGAATGTGCTTGCGTTTGTACCGTCTTGATTTTTAATTGCTGCTGAAATTGCAAAACTTCGGTATTGAGAAGGATAATGAATTGTTTGAGTGGTTCCCGCTGCTACAACATCCGAAACGTATGTACTTTCCGCTGTTGTATCAGAAGGTTTTGTATTTACTAAATATCCTTGTATAACTTGGGGCATTATCTAAAATAGATTTGCATACTTGACTAAAAATGAATAAGCAGCAATACCACCGCCTGTTGTGGTCTGTGCGCAATTATACGCTACTTGTTTACCTCCAGCAGCAGCCCCCACTTCTATGGGTATCGGACCAACAACTACTCTTCCAGCGCTGCCAGGATCAGAAGCTTCGGAGAAAAACGTAACACCAGATTGAAGCCCGTTAATTAGTAATCTGTCCTCGTATGTTTCCCCCCCTGTTGGTTGTGGGTTTGAAACAGAATCTAAGATTACGTTACTGCGATTTAATTGTGTAATTGTTAAGCCTGTAATATCGTCAGTAGCTAATCCAAAAACGTTAAGGGCTGACCCATCAGTCGTATAAGATCTCATTAAAGGAACTGCCATTTTAGAGACTCTCCGTTAATGTATTATCTAGACTTCTTGCACCTGTATGAGCTCCTAAAAGCATTGTAGCCCCTGCACCTGCAAGTGATTCGACACCACCGACGCCATATGCAATAGCACCTTCTAGGGCTTTTCCCATTGTAGAACCTGCGAAACCAGGCGCAACTACACTTAGTAAGGTTGTACCTAAAGCTACAATTCCTGCACCTGCAAGAACTTTGTTAATTGTTTTACCTGTTTTTAATTTGAATGCCACAATTATGATCAGAATAAGTAGATCTTAAACCTTTCTAAATTCGAATTTAGAAA